GAATTAATACCTGTTGTTGAACTTGCTGTTACAGTTGTAGTTTGACCAACACCTTTATGTGATGGAGTTAAAGTAGTTGTCTCAATATTGTGATCCATGAATGGACCATTAGTTATAATGTCATCAACTAAACTCCATGACGTGTGACCAGTTCTAGATAATTTTTTTACTGGATGACTTGGATGACAAATGTACATAACGTCAGCTGATTGTGCATATTTAATATCAAATAGTTCTGTTTCTAAATAAGGTGAACTAATTTCATAAGCTGAACCACCAGATAATATTTGACCATTGTCTTTATAGAAACGAATGTATTGATTGCCAAACTCTAACATATAAGTTTGTGTTGTAGAAAATTCAAAAGGAATTAATCTTGTATCTTTAGAACTATCTTTTACTTCTGCTACAAATTGTGTACCAGATCTTCTAGCTGCAGAACCATGAGGATAAACAATCATGTTTTCTAATGTCTTACATCCTGTAGGATATTTTTGTAAATCGTTTCTGCCATCTAATCTAGGAGACAGTTCACCACCTGTAAAGTTCGTTAATTGAACAGCAACTCTAGCCATGGGTTAGTACCTTGAGTTTATAAAAGATGAAGAACCAATAATATCTGATTGACCATTATCTGGATTAGTATTTTGACCTTCAGTAGCATCTACAAACCTTGCTTCTCTTAATTTATCTTTAAATAAAGAATACATATTAGAAGCCGTAGGATTAGATGAAGTTACAGCATAAGCAATATCTGCTGCTAATGATGAAGAAATAGTTTCTCTTAATAGTTCATCATATTGATTAGGATCTTCTATTCTTGCAACGTATTGTATTTTTACTGTTCCATGATTTGCTAAAATTTTTCTACCTTCAACTTTATAATCATAATCATAATTTAAAATTGTAAGAACTCTTAAACAATCAGCAGGTAATGTAAATTGATATGAGAAACCCCAAGAAGGAACTGCTAGTATCTCTTGCAAGTTCAACTCTTTTAATTAAACAATTCCAAGGATGAGATCTAAATAAACTATCTCTAACTTGTGTATATCTTGCGTTGCAAAGTCTTGCGTTNTTTGAATCTTCTGTAAGTGTAAGTATAGTTGATGCACCTAGTTGATTTAATGCTCCATTACAAATGTCTACTACTGATGCCATATTACTTCCTTATTATATACTTGCGTCTTATTTGTCTATCTTTTTTTAAAGCAAAGATTTCTTCTATTGTCTTACCTTGTTTTTTGTCGAAACCATAATGATTTTTACCATCATGTTGAAACCTGTCTACTAAAACGTATCTGTAAATATAATTACCTTTCTTTAAATGTACTACAGTTTCTAAAGTTTTTGTTTCTTTTATCATGCACTCTAGGGGGTTTCCACTCTCGCTTCCACCCCCTAAAATTTATTTATTATGCTTCGTGAGCTTCGATTTGTACAACTTTAGCTTCTTCCATTCTAGTCGCACCGAATGCAGCAGAATAGTAAACTTGAGTTGCGTAACCTTTGTCAGATCTTTCATCGATTCTAGCAGTAGAATCTTTACCAACAGCTAATGCAACACCATCTTGTACGAAGGCAATACATTTTCTTTTGCTTGAAGCAATAGCTAGTCTGTTAGTAACACAGAAGTCAAAACCTAGGAAAGTATTAACATCACCAGATGCTAATGCTTTTACTGTGTTGAAATCACTTGAAGTTACTTCAGTAGTTCCTAATAGATCAGAGATCTGTTTTGGAGATACTATGATGTATCTTTTTAGTGAAGGATCAACATCAGCTAGATCTATGATTTCTTTCGCTTGTCTTAATTTAGCGATAGTTAAACCAGCAGTTCCAGCTTCATCGATTTTTTGACCAGCAGGTAATGCAACAGCAGTACCACCAGCAACACCTGTATCAGATGAACCAACAGCAGCAGCGATGATAGCATCATCCATTGCTCTACCCATTGCATAAGCAGCAGCTTGTGCATAGCTAGAAGTAGGATCTACTAACATTCTTACTTTATCTAGATCATCAACTAAGTCTGCGAACTCGTAGTCTACCAAGCTAACTCTTCTTCTTGAGTGAGGGGTATCTGCCTGTGGAGTATCCGAGTGTCTAGTTGATCTTACTGTAGCAGTAACGCTTCCGATTTGATCGAAGAATGCGTTCTTACCAGTTACAGATTCTAATCTTACTTTATCTCTAAGAAGAGAACCTTTTTGTTGTGATAACATTTGTATGTTTGAACTGTATTGTTCTACAAATGCTTTTGTTATTTCAGTTGACATATTATGTCTCCTATTATTGTTAAGTTAATGTTAAAACAAAACAGAGACGTTATCAGAAATTCTGGCTTCTCTTGGATTTAAAGTCTTTTAGACTACAAGTCTATTCCTTGTTGTCAGTAAGGTTCTTTCGAATTGTCTTACTTTTCTTAGGCGAATTTTCACTCGCCTTAGAAACCCATGTATAATATTTTTCACAGCTTGGCAAGGGATCAGATTTTATTTTTTCTGATCCACTTTCCAATACCATTCTTAATATTTCTAATCTTATCTCTTCTTTATCCATTCATCATTGTTCTTAAAGTGAATACTTGCTGAACTATTTTATCATGATCTGGGTGAGATTTATTCCAATATGGACCATCTCTATCATTTACAAGTTTACTAATTTCAGCTTGGTAATCTGTACTTTGATCCATGCCTTCACTTTCTGTACTAATTAATTTATCTTCAGACATAAGATTAGCAATGTTTGCAAAACCTTTTATGACAGAAGGATGATCTCCAATACGAGTACCATCTTTTAGTTCCATATTAAGTATATCTTCACTCATGTTTGCTTTAGCAATTGCTCCAGCTCTTTTTATATTCTCATCATAAGATCTACCCCACTCTTTACGAAGTTCTTGTTCAGCATTTGCTTGAGCAGTTTCTGTATCTACTCTTGCTTGTTGAGCAGATCCTTCCATAGAATTTTTATAGTATTCTAAAATTCCTTGAGCCTGTTTATTATTTAAACCAAGTTGGTGAGCATTCTCTGCAAATTGTTTTATTGCATTCTCATCTAACGAAGCTGTTTCAGATTGTACTTCTAGTTTATATTTATCTGGAGATTCTGGTCTACCTAGTTTTCCATAAACTTCATTCCATTGATCATCTGTTGAGTTTTCATTTGGTACTGCAACTTTATCTTGACCAATCATTCTAGTTGCGTTGATATAGCTTTTAGCTAACGCATCTATTTCAGTAAATTTAGAAATATTAGGATCGTTTCTAAACTCTTCCGAGATTGTTTCTTTCCAAGAGTTGCTAACAGTTGGTTGTTCAGTTACTTGAGGAGTGTCTGTAGTAGTTTGTGTTGTCTCTTCTACAGGCACATTAGTTTGTGTTATCTGTTCACTTGACATTTTTATTCTCCTTACGTAGCATTGTTTTTATAAATAGAAGTACACTACGTTGACCTTCCATATATGCACTTTCATGACTATCACCTTTTACATTAGTGGTAGAATGATAATGACATCTTTTTTCTAAATCAGACAAGACTTCTTTGCCTTCGTCTGTGTTAAAAATATGTTGATAGCTGTCTCTTAATTTTTTTATTATTTGTTCCAGTTCTTTGTTTTGGTTCATACTATTCAGCTTCTGAATTAGCTAATGCTTGTGCTTCTTCTGGCAATGCTTTTGCTAATGGTGCTATATCTCTCCCTGCTTGTGCTACTTGTTGCATCTGTTGCATCTGTTGTTGTTGTTCAGCTTGTGCTGCTGCTTCTTGTCTTTCAGCATTTAGTTCAGCTTGTGGCTTTAAAATTTTTTGAGGTACACCAACAATGCTAGTTAAATGCCTAACTAATTTATCCATATTAATATGGTCGAATACTGGAGCAACATTTGATAAGCTACCTAAAATTTCAACTGCTCTCATAATAGATGACAGCTCTGTAGATTTTTGTGCTTTAGCAAGTGGTGATACATATTCAATTTCTATATCTTGACCAGATAAAAATTCTGGTGGATTAGGAAATAAATTCTTTCTCATTAAAATTGCAAACGATCTATCAATCAATGGCTTTAATAATTCAGATTGAAGTCTACCAAGAACTGGTCCAAGTAATCTCATCTTCTCTTCGTTTCTTTGAATGACTTCTGTTGCCGTCATTTGTGGACCATCTTGCATTTGTAATTGATTTACATAGAAAGCATTTCTGATTGAGTTTCTTCTTTGCTCTTCCATATTTAAACCTAGTGTATTATTTGCACCAATATTTAATGGTTCAATTCTATCTCTAGTTCCTGCTCTGTAGAAGTTTAGTCCACCAGGTACAGTTCTTACAGGTAACATAAAGCCATCGTCTGGAACAAGTAAAGGTGGATCAACTTGTTTTTGTGCAGACTTAATTATAACTTTAGACATTTCATTTAGCATCTTAACGTCTGGCAAAGCTGTCATTGCTGGAGATCTACCATAAATTTCGTGTGATGCTTTTAAGTATCTTGGTACTA